AACCTTTGGTTCATAAGTCATACAAATGCTGCCATCAATGGGTTTAGATTGAGTTGCATAGCAGTATAAGGTCTTGTGTCCTTGATGTCTACTGGATCTCCTTGCTTGGAGTAGTTAATAGGCGCTGAATACCTTCTTTTTTTAACATCATAGAATCCCCAGACGGACTTAGGTGGTACATCAGTATAGGAGAAAGTACCATCATTGACAATGCAAATCCGACAAACATTACGTCGAAAAGATTCAACTTCGTAGTGGTATCCTTTTGGTGGTTCATGGTGAAAATCAGGGGGCAATTCCAACAGGTTCATCATCGACAGAAATAGATTCGTAATCTGGATACATTGTAGCAACAATATATTGTGCTAGTGCTTGTGTAGGTGCTACTACAAATACTTCCACAGTATAGATGATTTGTTCATCTCCTGGAGTATCTTGCATTGCAAGTTCTACCTCTGACCTCCAAACATCTCCATTCTTGAGATGTTGCTCCCACCCGACAATCATATCAGGTTTCGACACTCCATTAATCAACATGATGTGCTTTTAGTTCTGGGTTTGGTTGTGATGATACGGTAGGATTACGATCAAGATTCTTGATAATAATAAACGCATCTTTATTATACTTACGGGTGCCTTTTAGTGGTGCCCACTTAGTACCAGCACCATCAATTTCATACACTGAGGTGCCTGCAATCTCTACTGCTACATTATCACCTCTGTCCCATCCCATTTTCTCAAGTGCAATAGCAAGTTGCCCCAACATTCCACCAGGATAGATTACACTATCATCCATAACATGTTCTTCAGGTTCAAGGTTTCCAATCATGTTGTAAACTCCTCAACAATAGTAGACTCAAGATCTTCTGCCAACGCGTAAGTGCGAGACTTCAGAATGTTTTCACGAAGATCTCCATAGAATTTAGAATTGAATCCTTCTGGATCTTCGGCAGTGATGAGATCAAAGCACTCATCATCATCTTCAGCAATTACATTCCAGAGACCACCATATTCACTAGAAGGAAATGGAACATAGTGATCAACAATGTAGAAAAACTTAGTCATTGACTCCATTGAATTACCCTTAGATTGTATCATGAACAGAAGAATTCTGCAAGATAATAGTCTACTGTAACCTCACACTTTGCTGCTTCTTCCTCAACCATTGTCCAAAATTCTTGGGCAATTTGTTCGTAGTGCATCTTTTCTTGTTCAGTCATTTTTTTCGATCTGTTTGATGAGTTGTTCCAGTTGTTGCATTACACCTTTTGATGTAAATGCTCCTGTTTTTTCTGTGCGAAGTTGCATCTCATCTTTTACCTTTTCAGTAATAGATGCATGACTCTCATGTTCAGATGGGTGCATCATCAACTTCTTCGTTTCATTCATGCAGAACTGAAGTTGAAGAAGTTCTCGATCAGTAAAGTTAATCATGCTGCAAGTGCTCCGGTAGGGATTTCAGTAAGTTCAGGTTCTTTATCACTGAACGCATTCATATCATAGCACACCCAACCTGCACTGGTGAAGATGTAAGAGTATTCTTCACCGTTAGACAAAAACTCTTCACGGGTTTCATCATAACGAGGAGGGCAATCTTCACCACGTTGAACATAATACTGAGGACCATATTCTTCAGTCTCTGCAATCTCAGTCACATAAGGTGCAAGTTGTTTACCAGTCCAACGCTCATTTGTCCAGCAAGTTGACATGTCTCCACCATCAATCAACTCTGCTGCCTGTTCGCGGGAGTTGTAATGTGTGTTCAAGATGCGACCCAACCACTGCGGATAACCATCCCAGTGGTGATAAGCAGAGAGAATTGAACCGTCTTTAAGTTCAATGCCGATGCGTGAACGAGTTGCCATGAGTGGTTTGCTTTTGACTCTTTTAATATACAGAAGATCGGAGTGAAATGGGGCAAAGGTGGTCAGTTCATCCACTGTCCACCCCCACCATTACTGGGTACAATCACCCTGCGTTCTGCGAATTGCAAATAGGAACAAATCAATCTCTGATTCATTGCAGGACTTTTTACTTTCATTCTCCATTCGTTGTTGAGTGTTGATAATAGTAGGAGGAACAACTACAGGGGTAGATTGAGAACTAGCACCATAATATGATGGTGGGTAGTAAGTAGGTTGTGCTACAGATGGGGTTGCTGTGATAAGCAGACCGGCAATGGCAAGAAGTGATTTCATGATAAAGAATGATTAGAACTGTAGTTTACAGATTTATAGGTGTGATGTCAACAGTCCATTTTAGAAACTGCCACACCACTCACAACTCCAAGAGGGATTGACCAGAGGTAAGCATCTTTTTTAGATACCATGGCAGCAATACCTCCACCCAACAATCCGTGGAAGATGTTCTCATTGCGAGTGCAAGTTCCCTGCTGTTGTTGATATTGTGGGACATGTTGTGTTGCATAACCACCACCATTGCAAGGAACTTGCTTGCGAGTCTTTCTAACCCGACCAGAACGATATGAACCAGTGTTGGTGTAATATCCTGGAATATATTCTTCCTCAATGATGTAGCGCTTGCACTCATCATAGACATTAACTTGTCTTGCTTCAGCAGGAACAGCAGCAAATAAAAGTAATGCTGCGAGTGCAAGTTTCATAGGACTAAAATGACTGTTAGTAATTTATACAAAAAAAGAGAGGATGTCAATCCTCTCTGTGCCACTCATTGATCTGTCATAGCATAAAATGTTTTGTCGGTCAAAGCATTAAAAAGAAGAGACAGATCCTTCATGAGATGATTCATTTCATACTGATGAATCTTGTAACGTGCTTTGAAATCCAAGAACAACATTTCAAAAGTGGCAGCATAATCCTCACGTTCCATGATAACTTCAGGACGTTTGGTGTCGGTCATGGTGACTCGGTTGACTACCCCCATAATATGGCACAAAAAAAGGAGGGTCGCAACCCCCCTTGTGCCACTATTTTAATTGTCAGTCATCAAGAGGGCTACCAGTTCTCCATGGTTTTGGTTCTTGGTTTCGTGCTTTCTGCACCAAATGTTCAGCAAATTCTTCCATTTTATCTGGATGAACCCACCGAATATCTGCCTGTTCTACCGCAAGTTTCATTGACTCAATATGTTCATCTTTAATTGTTTTGTCTTTTGGTAGAGTCATGGGCAATCTCCAGGATGTTGTAACATGCTAACATGTCTTTTCACAATTAGTTAGTAATTTAATCTTTTCTTTGGGATTGCGTTACAGGAGTTAATGGTTCGATTTGATCCATTTCTTTCCATACTTTCTCAAGATCAGACGATGATTTGTCTTCACAATACCAGAAATCTACCCAGTCTTCGGGAGTTGCCTCACTAATGTTAGACATCTTGTGTCTCCTCTTTTCTTTTTTTGATTGCTTTCTTCATCGCCTTAGCATACAAAACTTCTTCTGGAGTATACCAGTCAGGGTGTTTCTTTGCACGTTTGATGATTTTCTTGCAAACTTTTTTATCCTCCATGTTACATACGTTGACAGCATGTAATATTTATTTTAGTAGAGTTCGTCCTCTACTTCTGCTTTAATCACACAGTCACTGGTTGGATATGCAACACAGATCAGTGCAAATCCTGCTTCAATCTGATCATCATCCAAGAATGATTGATCGCTTTGATCAACTGTACCTGACTCAATCTTTGCTGCACAAGATGAACATGCACCAGCACGACAAGAATAAGGAAGATCTACACCTGCTTCTTCAGCAGCATCAAGAATGTATTGATCATCTTCACATTGAATGGTAGATTCACCTTCAGAAGTTTTCAGTGTAATAGAATAAGTCATGTACCTTTGTTACTTTCAGAGATATTATATATCACAGGATGAATTCTGTCAATCTGTGATTTGAGTGATGTTTCTATTTCAAGAACAAGATCGTGCAATTCACGGTTTTCCTTTTCTAACTCAGCAACTTTTTCTTGCAATTCTATAATTTTATCTGCAAGATAAAATGCTGATTCATCTTTAACCGTTGGAGCAAAAAACTTTTTGATTAAGTCGATCACGTTAGAAAAGCATACTAACCTATGTATCAGGTAGTTACTTCTTCTTCATCTTTCTTCTTATTAAATCCAAAAGGACCAGTCAGTTTTTCCTCTAGTGCAAATTTAAGTGCAACACCACCAAGAGTTTCCATAACTTTCAAGATGTCTTCAGGTTTTGCATCATCACCAAGTTCTTTAGCAACATAGTGATACTTTGGCCAGAATGTTTCACCAGCTTTTTGATAGTCTTCAAGTGTAAGAATTTTCATTTACCCACTCCATAATCAGGTGCTTTTAGTTCAAGTTGACTGATTTTATTCAGTCGGATAGTTTCGTGCATTCGTGCAATAGCAGCAGTTGCTTCGGGAGTTTCATCCCAAGTCCACTCTTCTTCACGACCTTTACTATCAATTTTCTTAAAAGATTTCTCAGGCATACATCCCTCCATGGATTGCATTTTCATTTCTTGTGAACCAGACCCCTAAAGTATAACGATGATCAAATACTTCTTTCACACCGTGTTGTAAATCTGATGGGAACACTACAAATTTACCTTTCTTAGGAGTACATACTTTCTGTTCTGTTGGAAAGAAAGTTTCTCCACCATCATATCCATCATTTAAGTAACACACTCCAGTGTAATGTCTGTTTGACAGAGTATAATCATCTTGATGATCATACGTAAACTCACCATTATCTACATGTGCTTCCATACTCATTCCTGGTTCCCAGTGAACAACATCCCAGTGTTCAATAAACAAGAATGGTTCTTTGTAGAATAGTTTTGAAGCAATTTGTGTTACTTTGTGCTCAAATATTCGCATTCGAAATGCAATATCTGGGTCTCTAATTTCAGATGGACAGATAACCCTATTGTTAAAAATAGGGTGCTCCATCTTTCTCTTTACATTGTTAGAATCGTCATGATACTTGATAAGATCATTGCACAATTCACCATCAATGAAGTTAGGAACTTCGTAAATCATTGATTACAGTTTACCCCCAACTACACCAGAGTTTATCACACGCGTGTAATCTTGTAAAGAGTCATCTTGCAGACACATGAGATGCCAACGTGTTACTTTAGTGACACCATCTTTAGTTGCACCAGTAATAAAATGCTGACCCAATGGTTCTTTTAGAATAGATGTATAGAGACCAAATCGTGTTTCTTTGACATAGAAAGCATCATCAATCCACTCTACATTTTCAGGGATAGTTTTCTCTACTGTGCCACCGAAAGATGAAGCAAGTTTAGGATTTACCATTGTTTTTGTTTGGTTTTGTTGCATCTAGATTAGTAATTTGACGTAAGAGTTCATACTTGATTGGGTTCAAGTGCTGATACATGTATGACTTATATGGATTATCCTCAAGCAATGCTACAAGATTCTCTACTTGTATATGTGCAAGTGTAAGGATTAACTTTTGGTCTTGGATTTTCTTAGACACTTTGTACCTTTTGCATTGCTAGTAGTGTTTCTAACGGAATCCATGCTGGATTTTCGTCTGCGAACTGTACTTGTACTTCTGTTATCACCGACTCCAGATCTTTTCGATACGTTTGTCTTGTGTTTTTTACTGGACTTAAGGGATTTACCATCACGGTTCGATACCTGATAATCTTTTGGTTTCAGTTTATATCTATCTAAGTATTTTTGCAAGTGTTCCTCACACTCAAAGTGGCACACTGTCAGTGCAATACCTTTTACATTGTGATGATCTTTGTTTACCTCTAGTCTCCACGGAAATGTTTGATATGGAAATAAAACATTGTAATCAGGATTAAGAATAGTAGATCGAATCATTTTTTAGGTTCCCATCCTGTGTTGTTACAGTGTTCGCATCCTTTGCCACCACATTTAGTACAAATCCAGTGTGTGTTGTCACTCATTTGCTCTCCATTCTTTTCTCATTTTTTTGTATTCAGGATCGTATGCAGCTTTATCTCTAACTTCCTTAAAAATAGCAGCACTCTTTGCTTTTGTATTCGTTCTCCAATCTT